TGTGATAAAACACTATAGGCTAAACAAGATTATGACTCTGGCGATACCGCATGACCAGTTTATTAGACCTTGCACAAAAAATTGAAAAGTCGGATGTTATCAAGGGCGTTCTTCCCAATGGTGCCGATGGTCTTAAAAAACTTCGAGATATAGAACAGGCAGTTTCAGGTGCTGCGGGCATGGGTGCCCAAGGTATGCAGGCAATGTTAAAACAAGCAACCTCTGCTCTTGGATCTATCCAAGGAGTAATGTCACAATTTAAATCATTACTTAGTCAGAAATCTTCAAATGTACCAACGGTACCGACTGGATCATTTGGAACATCCCATGAAGTTGCTACATCATCTGCACAGAGTGCAATTCTACTTTTAGTAGAAGAACTTAATACTATGACATATGTGAAAGATATATGCGAATTAATTGAAACTAGTACTGCTCCTATTTCTGCATTCGATGACCATGAAGAATTCATTCGTCGAATGGATAATATTACTGACATATTACAGACACTTGAAGCATTAGATCTTTCACATCTCGGTGTAGATCAAATTCAAATGCTGTTCACTCGATTAAATTTGTTGCTTGTTACTTTCAATCATTTACCTTTCAATTATTTTACTACATATACTACTTCTGATATAATGAATGCATATCCGCGTATAATCACATCTCTTAATTTTCAGGGCATAGATAAAGGATTAATTAATTTATCAGCAACAACCTTGATTAACACCATTCGTGATATTGAAGTACATGGTGCACATCGATACGGACAATACTGTAAAGGTCAGTTGTCCCATGCTGCTGATATTCTTGTTGAAATGCTCAATCGCGTTTGGCAACTCAATGATACTGAAAAATGTATCAAGCAAGCAGTAGATGCATATTATCCTACATTGCATGGAATGTTGATTGATAAGACTTTGACTCTAGACAAATTAACTGCCCTTCTTCAAAAATTGATTGATGCTATTTCAAGTTGTTCTGCTTCAAAAGTACTCGGATCTCCAGGTGGATCTTCTAGTTCCATACCACAGATTGGAAGTATGATTGATAAGACTATGACGGACTACATTAAAAAAGCCATTACAGATGCTGGAAAAATACAAGAAGCATTAAAGAAATTTACAAAAAAGCAAGCAATTGTCGAAGAAAAACGAAAGGCTTTAGAAAAAACTGTAGAAGGCGGTGATAAAACTGAAAGTCCTGCAGCTCCAAAAGAAGAAGAAAAACCCGAAGAATCTAAACCAGCAGGATCTCAACCGGGAGGAGAATCTACAGATTCTAAAGCAACTCAACCTGGTGCAGATACTACGCCGGCTGATGCTGGTGGAGCGGTTGGTCCGAAAAGGATTATAATTCCGACTGAAGGTCTACCAGACGGTGATAGAGTTAAGGAATCCTGGTAGTGGCTAAAAAAATTAAAGATGAAGCAATAGCTACTCCACAATCTAATGCAGGTCCACGATACCCATATGCTGCAGTACTCTGGCAGGGAGTCAATCATCGAATGGTATTCGATGATACTCCTTCTTCTGCACAGGATACTTCAGGCGGAGGGAAACAATATAACACTGACCCCGGCGGCGGTGTCATGTCTATTTCCGGTAAAGACGGTTCCCATATGGAATTTTCATCGGTATCGGGCAGATATTCCGTAAGATCTTCAGGACAATATCATCAGTCTGTCGGAAAGGGAATGACCTCTTCAGTCGAAGGTACCGTAGATTCTAGGGCTGGCGCAGAACGAAATCAGGTCAAGGGTGAAAGAGCATCTACAACCGGAGGTGGAACCTATTCTGCTACTGGCGGTCAGAATATCTCTGTCAGCAAAGAAACCATTACTGAAGGTTCTACAAAGGATAAACATTCATTAACTAAAGGAGATTCTGTAGGATCTGCGGACGGCAATTCCTTTTCACAGCAGCGCGGTGATCGTGTTGACATGGTCAAAGGAACTAACATCCGTGTTACAGAAGGTGAGGATGCTAAATTTGTCATTGATGGCAAAGCATCACAGGTCTATCAAAAAGACTATAAGATCCATACAGATGAAAAGGCGTGGTTATATTCTAAATCTGATACGAAAATTGAAGCTGACGCCGATATTTTAATGACTTCGAAAGGTACTATAACTATCAAGGCAGATTCTAAGATAGTATTAGAAGTCGGTGGCACTAAGATTGAGATTACTGATGGTCTTATTAAATTGGATGCTCCGAAGGTTCATGTTACTGAGGGTGGTCAACAGTTGACGCCTGACCACTACATTTTCAAGAAATAAGGTAGACTAATGTCATTACGCAACGAATTTATCACACAGACTTCTAAACAGTTAGACTACTATATTGATTTTACGGATAATATCCTTAAGCATCCGGTCACTAATCAGATAGTTACGCTTACTAATGAAGAAGCAGTTACTCAGTCCATTAAAAATCTAGTGCTGACTAATCAGGGAGAATGGCCATTCCGTCCTGATATTGGATGCAATATTCGACGAGCTCTTTTCGATCATTTTGGACCGTTTCTTATTGAAGATTTGACTAATGCTATTAGAGATACTATCAGACATTCGGAACCAAGAGCTAATCTTCTTCAAGTAAATATCTATGAGGCAGAAGGCCAGAATAGCATTGGAGTGAATATTATTTTCACTATCATCAATCATACTCAACCAATATCCTTGGATTTAATCCTAAAAAGAGTCCGGTAAATAACCATAAATATTAAAAACAAGGAATCAAAGATTTGGCCGCAAATACTTCACTCTCATTAGCAAGTCTTGATTTTGAGGGTATCTTAACTGCTCAAAAGACTTTCATGCAATCGCAATCTGCATTCAAAGATTACAACTTTGATGGTTCAAATATGCGAGCTCTTCTAGCAGTCCAAGCCTATAATACCTATCTGATGTCGTTCTATTATAACATGGTTGCTGCAGAACGCTTTAATGACTCTGCTCAACTTCGAGATTCTATCGTTTCTCATGCGAAAGAACTAAATTATCTCCCCAGATCGGCAAAATCTGCTACGACAAATCTCAACCTGACTTTTCCTACTTCAGGAATTTCAACTCTAGAAGTACCTAAAGGAACCCAGTTTTCTGGTCTTAATACTACCGGCAATCACAAATTTGTCACAGATCGTAACAATATCTATAAATCCTCTAATAACTTTTTTGCAATAACAGATCTTGCGGTATATGAAGGATCCTATTTCAAGGAATCTTATGTAGTAGATACTGCTTCAGAAACTCAAAGATTTGTTCTTTCTAATAAAAACATAGACGTTGCATCTATTACTGTAACGGTAAATGATGGAATCTCAAACATAGTATATCTTCAAGCAACAACTTTGTATAGCATTGGTGCAGATTCTAAAATTTTCTTCTTAGAAGCTACCTCTGATTATCGTTATGAATTAAAATTCGGAAATGGAATATTCGGATTTTCTCCTATCCATGGTGCTGTCATTACTGCAGAATATCGTGTCTGTACTGGTGCCGATGGAAATGGAATGAAAACTTTCATTCTCGATAGTGAACTTGGAACACCAAACGGCGGAACCGTTCTTTCACCTCTTACTATTTCAGCAAGTAGTACTACTGAAGGTGGTGCAGCTGCTGAAACACTTGAATCTATTCGTTATATGTCACCACGACATTATCAAACTCAAAGTCGTGCGATCATTCCAGAAGATTATGAAACACTGATTACAGAAGCATTTCCAAATGTAAAATCTGTACACGTTTATGGTGGAGAAGAAATTGATGGTTCTGTAGAATACGGAAGAGTTTATATTGTAGCTTCATCAATTTCCGGAAATCCTATTTCAAATGTTGATAAGTCGTCTATCAAAGCATATGTCTCAAATAAGAATTCTCTGGGAATACAACCAATTCTAATTGACCCTGATTATCTTGCCTTAAAACTTTACATTAATACTCATGTAAATTTGAATAATACTAATCTTACTATTCCAATGATTAAGACGCTAATAGCTTCTGGGGTCGCATATTTCAATAATACTCATCTTCAGCGCTTTCATAGTGCCTTTAGATTCTCCAAGTTTGTCACATATCTCAATACCCTCGATCCATCTATTATTTCAAATGAGGTAACAGTAAGACTTCAAAAGAATATCTCACCACCACTTAATGTCATTTATTCTAACAGTGTTAGTTTTCTTAATAAGATTCTGCCTGGAATTATTTCTTCTTACTTTGTTGCAAAAGCAAAAGAATGGTATTTTACCGATACGGTTCAAGGCATTACAAATCCCGGTTCAAATTTATATCTAGTTGAAAACAATCCAAACAATGCAACCCCAAACTATACCGTTATGGGTTCTATCAATTATGAAACAGGATTGCTCAATATCAATGCGTTAGAAATTACTGATTTTCTTGGTCATAATGGCGTTGTTTTCACCGTAATTCCTGCAAATCAGGATGTTTATTCCAAAGCAAATAACATTCTAGAAATAGATGTTCTTAATTTTACAGTAGACGTAACAAGTGAATAATCAGTATTTCGAACAATACTTATCTACTTTTATAGAATCCAATTTTCCTGAATTTTATCAGGAAGAAGGACCAAACTTTATTGCTTTCGTCAAAGCATATTATGAATGGTTAGAAAGAACCGACAAATATACGGTAACAATTAATCCGTCTTCAAACACTGTTTTTAAAATTGGAAAAAACATTATCTGCAATGCTAATACATCGCAGCAGGGGTTCATCGTTGGTACCCCTGATAATATGAGCATTGAGTTCCTTGGAACTAATTTTGAAAATGCGGTAGGTTCTGTAATTTCTCAAATAGATGAAATTGATAATTCTGTTGCTGGAATTGTCAACCTTACAAATAATTCTAGGATTGTAATAGGAACTGGTACTTCATTCCTGTCTGATTTTATTCCTGGAGAATATATCTATACTAATGAAACCGCACATAAGATTATAAAAATCATTGATAATAATTCTCTCGTAATTTCATTGGATGCTACTGAAACCCTTGCTGGTCTTCCATATGTTCGATATATCATAAATTCTGAAGCAGAAGTAATCGCGATTTACAATACGCCAAATCTGATTGCAGCTTCAAGAAGAATTACAGAAGATGGTGATGTTGATGAAACATTAGAACAGTTTGTCCAGTATTTCAAGACAAAATATATGGCTTCAATGCCCAATAATATGATGGTATCAAAGCGATTTTTAACTAAACATATTCAAGACTTTTATAGATCAAAGGGTTCACAGCGAGCCTATGAACTTCTTTTCAGAATTCTATTCAATGAAGATGTTTCAATTTATCTGCCATCACTGCAACTTTTTGCTCCATCAGAATCAGAATGGTTTATCCAACGCTATATTGAAATTTCAGATACTCCATATCTTAATGAACTAATAAATCAAGAAATATATTCTTCATCACTAGGTGCAACTGCAACTGTAGAATATGTTTTTAAGAAAACCATTAAAGGCAAACAAGTTACCGGTCTTATTCTTTCTAATATTGAAGGAACATTTCATTACGGCGAAAGAATTCTAAGTACTGCAGTTCCTCAAATAATTCCACAGAATGCACCATTCATTAGCGGTTCTCTTTCTGCTATATCGATGACAAATGGTGGATCAGGATTTTCAATTGGCGATGTTCTTGAAATTAATGATGGCGGTGAAGGTGGTCTGGCAGTAGTAACTTCTGTAACAAACAGCAACGGTAAAACGAGCTTCTTCCTCGAAGATGGCGGTTCAGGTTACAGTATGAATGCTTCTATTATTATAGACTCAACCAATACAGGTGGTGCTGGGGCTTCATTTGAAATCGGTGATTTAACAAACACAGAAACTATCTCAGTTACTAATGACCTTATATTAAATTATGTTTCTACGGTATTGGAAAATGTCGCAAACACTTTCACGGTAAATCTTACAGGTGTTTCTGGTACTTTTCAGGTTAATGAATTAGTAAAGTCAAGCATCAATGTCGTACCAATGGATGTCACGGTCGTATCTGGTCTACTTGCAAATTCTGAAACCGTATCAAATGGTTCTATTACAGCTAGAGTAGGACGTTCTGATCTTACTTATTTAGAAGTAACAGGCAATACCGGAGCTTTTGTACCAGAAATGATTCTTGTTGGAAATACTTCGGGTGCTACTGTTTCCATCAATTCAATTTTTCCAACAAGAAACGTGCAAGCAAATGCTATGGTTTCTGCAGTTGTTGGTTCTAATCTTACACTTAAAAATTGTTATTCATATACTCCAAATTATTCAGTAGTACTTTCTGCATCTGCTTCATCAGCAGGAACTGGATATGCAAACGGAGAGATTGTAATATTTACAGGTGGTGGCGGTACTGGTGCAACTGCACAAATTACAACCTCAGATACCGGTTCTATTGCAGTTGTAGATATGCGTAATAATGGAATTAACTACACCTCTCTGCCTACAGCTACAATAAACACTGCAAATGGTTCCGGTGCAACTATTGTTCCTGTCAGAGGTTATCTTGCAGGGTATCCATATCCAAATGCAGTTCTGACAGGTCAAACCTCAGGTGCTCTCGGCACAATAAGCACTGTTACTAGGCTTACTAACTGGAATTTTCCATACGTCAATATTCCAGACGTTGAGAATATGAATACTTCGCTTGCAAATATCTTTACTTATCACGACATTGTTGTTGGTTCTATTAGATATATTACTGCTATTAACAGCGGTATCGGATATGCGGTTGCTCCTAAAGTAAAAATACAAGAACCATATGTCATATTCTTATCAATTCCAGATAATGCTGGAAACATAAAAGGTAACAACGCGATCGTTTCCTCAACAGCAGGATATGCTAGAGGCATCGTTACTTCTGTTAGACTCGTAGATTCTGGATTCGGATATACTATAGGTGATACACTGTATCTGTCAAACGCTAATAATAACAGTGCGGTTTATGGAGATTCTATTATAGATCAACAAGGTATCTCGGCAGGATACTGGAAAAATCGTAAATCCTTTCCATCCGAAGAAATGTATATACAGGATTCTCATTATTATCAGAGATTCTCATATGATATTCAGGCATCTAGAATGATAGATACCTATCGTTCTTTCGTAGAAGATTTAATTCATCCTGCTGGTCTAGCATTATTTGGAACCTTTGTGAAAACTGATATGAAAGCAGAACCATCAAGGATCGTAGAAACGTCCCTAGTTCAAACATAAATATATAACACGATTTGGTAGGTATTTTTTGTCAGTCTTAACCATAAAACATTCAGTCGAACTTATGAATTTGTTTTTGAGCTCTCTCGAAGACAAACAGAATGCTTATTATACGTTTGTCGGACGCCCATATCCATGGATAGATGACATTAATCCACCTGCTGCTAATAATTCTATTTTAGACTATGAGCAAAGCATTTTCAATGATATTGTCTATGGGAAAATCATTGATACCACGTCCGTGAAACCCACTATTCCACGAACCAATTGGACAGCAAATACTGTCTATACTGCATATAATCAACGCAATAGTACCCTCTTTGATGAATATAACTTTTATGTATTCACGGATGAAAACAATATCTATAAGTGTATCTACAACAATGACGGTGGTCCTTCACTCATCAAACCTACTTTGACCTCTACCACTGGCGTGTTTTCTACATCTGATAATTATATCTGGAAATTTATGTATAACATAGATGCAACATCTATGACGCGCTTTTCTTCCAATGCTTTTCTTGTGGTTCTCCCAAACAATTCTGTAGAAGTTGCTGCATCTCCAGGTTCACTCGATTATATCAAAGTAGATCAAAGCGGATTCAATTATCTAGCAGTTGCAGATGGATTTTTGGCAAATTATGTCAACACTTCAGTTGTAGAATTATCATCCGATGCTTCTTCCATAGACAATTTTTATACCAATTCCGCAATTTATTTGTATGCCGGTCCAGGAGCTAATCAACTTAGAAACATTAGATTCTATGATGGTCTTAACAGATTAGCCTATGTCGATGAAACTTTTGATGCATATATTACTGCACAGATTGCTAATAAAACTGGTGATATTGCGGTAGATCAAACATTATTCCAACAATATGATTTAGTTTCTATATTGTACAAAGTCGGTTATTTTGATATTGGTGATACAATTGCACAGACAGATTCTGGCATTGTAGCAGAGGTTCTAACTTCAAACTCATCAATTCTGAGTACTCAACGAACGCAATTCGTTACCCCGTTTTCTTTAGATCTTCCTATATATAATACCATTTCTACCGGTACACCAAAGCCTGGAACCGCTTCTATTGTTACTGGTAACAATCGAGTATTAGGAATAGGTACTAATTTCACAGATCTTGCAAACGGATATATTACTGGTGATTATATTCGAGTAGGTCCTAATCCAAATAGTCAATTGCGCCGTGTAGAAAATGTAGTTAATACTACAGTGTTAACATGTAGTACTAATTTTAGTAATACTCTTTCTTCTACTACTCATTTTAAAGTACCTAATGCGTTTTCACCTTCATCTATTACCGTAAGAGTAAATTCTGGCATCATAACACATACTAACTTCTCAGGCATCACTCTTACTTATACTAATAATTCTATCGTCGACGCTACATATATTCCTGGTGAAGCAGTAACCATGGTAGATCAAAGCAACATTGAACAGGGTGCAAATGGTTTTGTAGCATTCTCAAATTCATCAACTCTTATTCTTTCAGATGTATCTGGCACTTTCTCTAATACATTTTATATTAAAGGCGGTTCTTCTAGTCAGAAATCTAACATCGTATCCATACTTTCATTTCCTAGCATAACTATTAAATCTGATAGTAGATCATTATTCTCTGGTCAAGAAGCATATATTGCTAATTTCTATGGTGATGAAATCACAGGCAATCTTACTGTTATCGCTTCACATTCTATTCCAAACCAATTGACACAATACAAAGTTGGTCCTAGAGTTTTAATCGAAGGTGATGGTTCAGGGGCTTCTGCATACTGTACCGTAAATACTTCGGCATATTCTGCATATGGTATTGCTTCTGTCAACATGATCTCTGGAGGCGAAGGTTACACTTATGCTACTGCATCATTGATCGCCAATTCACTTTTTGGTTCAAATGCTCTTATTACTCCAATCATCGGTCCAATCGACGGTCATGGTGCAAATACCCTACTTGATTTGGGCGCACGTTTTCTCTGTATTTCTACAAAATTTGACAATTATGTTAATGATTCTTATGCTCTAGAATCTTCTGGTAACTATAGAAGACTGGGCATCTTAAAGAATCCAGAATACGATAACGTGATTCTCACACTTACTAACATAAACAACAATAAAATGATTATTTCTAACAGATCATCTGCATTCGATGCTGGCGAAATAGTTTATCAACCATCTTCAAATTCTGCAGGTATTGTCGTATTCTCTAATTCTTCTTATCTTGAACTAAAATCGGCTACTGGAGACTTTACTGCAAACGGTGCTGGAGATTCAATTTTTGGCATAACTTCCGGTGAAACTGCCAATTGTAGGATTGTTGAAACTACAGACTTCGTAATCCTGTCCAATAACCAACCTATCATACAAGAAACTACTAATGCTACTGGGGTTCTTGAACAGATAATTAATGCAAATACTATCAAACTTACCAAAGCAATAGGCAGATTTGCTATAGGTCAAGAAATCAATGATCCTACTACTAACGCTCATGCAACAGTAAGCGGCATTGCTATAGCAAATGGTTATAACAACATTGGAAGCAATTATGGTAAGTATTTCAATCAGACTGTCCGTTTGACGCTTTCATCCAATAACATTCCTTATATCAATAATGAGTTCGTTACTCAGGAAACTTCTGCAGCTAAGGCTAGAATCTTTGATCTTACTACTCATAAGGATCTTGCCATCGTTTCAGCAAACGGGCTATTTGCATTCGGCGAGACATTAACGGATAACAATACTGGGGCTACTGCGACCATTTTGATGGCAAATTCGAGCTATCTTAAGATAACTAACGTCAATGGTGCTATAAACACCTCAGATACAATCATAAATAACTTTAACGTGGGTGCTACGGTATCTTCTGTCTATCCGGTTCTTAAACTTCATGCCATAAAAGGTAAATTCCAGATCGGACAAAATATTATAACAGGAAATACCTCTGGTGCCGCTGGAAAATGCGCTTTTGCTAATACTTTGAATTATCCAGATCTTGTTAAGAACTCAGGCGAAGTAATATATGTTGAAAACTTCTCACCATTTGCTAAATCTGCTGTTTCAAAAGAAACAGCAAAATTAATTCTTAAGTTTTAAGCTAAAGGAATCATATTTTGACTACGAAGATTGACTTATCCAGACCTCCTTATTTTGATAATTTTAAGGCAAATAATCATTTTCATCGTGTCGAATATCGTGCAGGAGTTCCAGTTCAGGTTCAGGAACTTACTGGAAGTCAAACAATCTTACAGGATCAGATTGAAAAATTTGGTCGTCACATCTTCACGGACGGTTCTGTAGTAGAAAAGTGTGAACTGTCATTCTCTACTAATCTTCAATACATCAAAATTCTTGATACCTATGCTAACGGTTCAACCTTTACTATCGACAACTTCATCGGAAGTTATGTTGAGTCATCGAATGGTATTAGAGCACATATCGTTGATGCTTCTGCTGGTGCACTTCCTGCAGCACCAGATCTAAATACGCTCTATATTAACTATCTGACTACCGCAAACGATAATGTAACTCGATTTTTTGATACAGATCAAGTACTTACACTGAAAACTTCATCTAATAGTATCATTGGTCAGTTGACCACGGCAAATACTATTAATACCGGAAACACAAAATTCCGTGGATTCTCTGTATCTACTAACGTAACTGATGGAACTATTTTCTCTCAGGGATTCTTTGTCGGTGTTGAACCCCAGTCACTGATTATCTCTAAGTATTCAGGATTCCCAGACGGTATTTCCGTTGGTTTCGATCTTATCGAAACTCTAGTAACCCCAGAAGCCGATCCATCACTGCTTGACAATGCTGCAGGTTCTCCAAACTATGCTGCTCCTGGTGCACATCGTCTTAAGTTAACTCCTGTTCTTAAAGTACAAAATACTAATTTCTCAAATACTACAAATTCATTCTTCCCTCTCGTAAATTTCGTAGAGGGTTATCCCACGATTATCAACACCGATCCAAACTATGCTACTCTGGGTGCACAACTTGCCCGACGTACCGATGAAGAATCGGGCAACTATGTTATTTCACCATTCAATATGCGAACCCTTACCCGTTATCTTGCCAACGGTTCAGTAGATACTCAAAATGTAAGATTAGAAGTTGATCCAGGTCTTGCTTATATTCATGGTTATCGTGTTGAAACGGTAGGTAAACTCGTAAACAAACTTCGTAAGGGTACCGATATTCGATACCTTGAAAGTCAAGTTACTACCATCACAATGGGTAACTTCGTCTATTGCACAGAATTTGCAGGACATTGGAGTATTACTACAGGAGCTACCGTTTCACTTCGTTCTGCAACTGCTCAAGCTATTTCTACCGTTTCATCTATAGGTAATTCTATAGATGCACTTGCAGCACCTGGTGCTGAAATCGGTACTGCAAAACTTCTTGCGGTAGAATTTGACTCCGATGCCGGTGCTACTCCAACCGGCAAATTTAGAGTTTATCTATTTGACGTTGTTATGAACTCTGGTCAATCTTTTGAAAACATTAAATCACTTTATACTATTACAGCTGGTCAAAAGGGATTCGGTGATTGTGTACTAGAAAACGGCGCTGCTGTTCTTTATGATAACACTCTAAAGCGCCTTATCTATCCGTTGACAAATGATGCTGCATCTGCAGTTAAAAACCTTAAGAGTTCAGCAAACACCGTCGTTACTCAATTTGATTTTAGAACTTCTTCAAATATCGCATTCTCCAATACCGGCGTAGGCATTCTTTCGGTTCCATCTTCAGGTGTCGGTGGCGTTAATAAGTTCACTTACGGTATTGGTGTTCTGGATTCTGTATCTGAACGCGACTTCATCGTTGTTGCTAACTCACTGATCAACACTGCTAATCTTGCGGGACGAGTACAAACTACAGGTACTAGCGTCACATTTACTGTAGGTCAGGTAAACAACTTTGTTACCGGTGCTAGTCTTAATGTCGGTGACTGTATTACAGTTGGTAATACTATTGACTTTGCGACTCGTAGAATTACAGCAGTAACTCCTACAACGCTTACCATTTCTACTCCGTTTTCTAATACCTATACAAACTCTGCTTATTGGCAGACTTATGTACAGGGTCAGGTTATTCCTGTTTCAACACAGGGCGGACAGACTATTACTATCTCTGGAACGCCAGCAAATACGGCAACCTTTGCACTCAATAAAGTATTCACTGCTCCATTCTATGGTACTATCTATTACAATGTCCGCAGAACAGCAGCTGTTCCTGCATCTAAGAAACTGCTCACTTCTGTATTCGTGAAGATTGATTGTACTTCAAATGTTATAGGTCCATATTGCCTTGGTTTTCCTGATATTTTTGCTGTTAAGAATATCTGGAAAGGTTCTACATATGCAAATACTAATCCAGAAGTAAAATCATCTTTCAATTTTGACTCTGGTCAGACTGACATGTATTATGGTCTGGCAAAGATCACTCCAAAATCTCCATTGCTTTCTGCAGATAGATTGTTGGTAGAACTTGCGGTATTCAAACCAGACGTATCATCCGGTGTTGGATTCTTCTCTGTGGAATCTTATCCTGTAGATGACACTGGTGTTACTGCAAATACTATCTTCACGCAATATATTCCAACATATAAATCTAAATCAGATGGTAAAGTATTCTCATATAGAAATTCTATCGACTTCAGATTGTATGCAACAAATACTGCAGCATATGCAACCACAGCAGCTGCTGCGTCAATCAATCCTGCTAACACATTAACCCTCAATACTTCTGCGGCATATATTCCTGCACTCGATGCCTCATTTGAGACCGATCTTCAGTATTATCTTGGTCGACAAGATCGTATTGGTATGGATACAAAGGGTGCTCTTCTTATCATCGAAGGAACTCCTTCAGAATCTCCTGTTCCTGCACCATCTGTTGTAAACGGTATTGATCTTGCACTTGCAAGTATTTCACCATATCCATCTTTGACTATGGATGACGTGCGCGTCTCTGGTTCTTATGCTTCGGTTATCACTTTCAATTACATGAAAAACCGTCGTTATACGATGCATGATATTGGAAGCATTGATCAGCGTCTTCAAGTCGTAGAATATTACACGGTTCTTAATGCCCTTGAACAGGCAACAAAGAATCTTCTTATTCCATCAACAACAGATCTGAACAGATTTAAGAATGGTATTCTTGTAGATCCGTTTAATGACCATTCAATTGGTGACACGATAAATCCACAATATAACATTGCTATTGATTCTGACACTACTGAAGCTCGTCCAATCTTCACACAAGAACTTATTAATCTACAACTTGCTAATTCTGTTCCTTCAAATTCAGTCGTAGTTTCTACTAATGGGCGTCTTATTCTTCTGAAAAATGAACGGGTTACTGCACCATATCTATTTCAATATTTTGCTACACAACTTCGCTCACCATCTCAGGACGTTTCATACCGTTGGGCTGGTACTCTTACCCTTAGACCAGAAGGCGACTATCATCCTGATGTAAGCATTAATCCAGACGTAGTTGTAAATCTTTCATCACATAGCAATTATGTTTATACACAAGCACAGGTTGCAAATTCACCTCAACTTGGTTGGTCTACACAGTGGGGAACTTGGAGAGAAACTAGCTCTAGTACTTCAGTATCATCTTCTGGCGGATATAGTCCATCAGGTACCTTATCTGGTACTGCTGCACTAACAATTGATCAGTATTATGCACAGACTGGCATTTATAATCCTAATGCTATTTCTATCATTGAGAATGATTACATTTTTGGTGGCGGTACTACAACTACTACCACGACTTCAAATCTACAAAGAGAAGGGCAGGCAACTGCAACTACTTCTTCAAGTCAATCATATCAACTTGGTTCCTATGTTACCGACGTAGCACTTCAGCCGTTCATTAGACCTCAACAGGTTCTTTTTGAAGCACATGGCATTAAGCCGAACCAGAGGATGTGGACATATTTCGATGAAACGCCAATCACGGAGTATTGCCGCCAAATACTTCCAAATAATCCGACAGTTTTTCCAGTTGGCGGGCCGTTGGTTTCAGACGCTTCTGGATCACTATATGGCTCGTTTAACATTCCACGTGGAACATTTAGAACGGGCGAACGTAAGTTTCGCGTTCTTGATATTGATAATCTGGTTACTGATAATACTATTCTGTTATCATCTGCTACATCAACATTCTTCGGTACGAATTTAACATATGCAAAGAATAACATTGGTCTAAACACTACTGATACACAGAATTATTCTGCTACGATTACTGATACTACTGCTATTGTTTCATCCAGTACATCACCAAATCCAACTTCTACTATCAGAACTTACACGATAGTAAACGGCGTACCACAAGTTGAACCAGTAGCCGATTGTAATTGTGACTGCGCTTGCGCTTGTGCCTGCGGTGATGGTGGTGACGGTGGCGGCGGTGGTGGTTCACCTTGCGCTCAATCTTGGAGAATGCCAGAAGAAACCTTCAGAGCTCAATCTATCGGAGGCATTTACGTCTCTGCTATTGACATTTATTTTGAACGTAAAGATCCAAATCTTGGTTGCACCGTTTATATTAGAGAAATGGAAAACGGTTATCCTTCAACGAAGATTGTTCCATTCGGTCAGAAGCATTTAACCTCTGCTGAAGTTACAGTTTCTGAAAATGCAAGTCTTCCAACAACGGTTGTTTTTGATGCTCCGCTATTTTTATCGACTCGAACTGAATATTGTGTTGTTGTTCGTGCGGACGGTTATAATCCGAATTACGCTCTATGGACTGCTGCTCTCGGTGGTAGCCCGGATGTTACCACGGGGGCAAAAACATTTGATAATTCGTTCCTTGGTAAATTCTTTACTTCATCGGTAGATTCTGGTTGGACTGCATATCAGCAGGAAGATATGAAGATGGCGATTTATCGCCTGACCTTTACTGAACTTGATTCCCGAGCATGTTTTACTAATGATGATGCTGAATATATTCTTTATAACAATTATCTCGGTGCCTTTGAAACTGGAGAAACTGCATACCTATCCAATGGGGAATTCTATGCAAACAATGTTTCTGTAGTTGCTGGAAACACTACCGTCATTATCGGCGGGGGCGTCGGTGTTGCAAACAGCACTACCTTTGAAGCAAATTCTAAAATTTACATTACTTCTAATACTAATACTGTTTCCTTTACTGCAAACGTCCAGTCAGTAGTAAATGCTACTGCTATTATTATCAATACTGTACCTGCATTTACAGATCCAGATTGCGGCATTGGCCATCTTAGAAAGAATGGTTTGTTGACTGGTAGAGTCAATGCAGTTTATCAGGCAGCAAATACGCTTATTCTTAATGCATCTACCTCAGATGTAAATTATTATCTCTCTGCAAATACTAAAGTAATTGGCGCGACTTCTAATGCTTCTGCAAATATTGTTTCAATTATGGATATGCCATACAATACAGTTATGCCTAAACTTGCAGTATCTATTCCTCCGCCTACTTCATTGACTTTCAGTCTGCGTGGTACTGCAAATACTACACTTGGTTATGTTAAAGATCCTTCTGATCTTGCGCTTAACTTTGCAACAGAACAAAGTTTCCATGATCGTGAACGCGTAGTCATGTCTAGAACTAATGAAATTATTAATCTAGGTGGTGACAAATCACTTAAGATGTATGCACAATTTACTTCAGGTATTGAGCGTTCTTCGCCCGCAATTGATACTATCAAACTTGGAATGTTGACTATCTATAACATCGTAAATAATGAGTCGGGAACTTCAATCTATGATTCTGAAAAGACCAATTTTGGTACGGGTATTGTTAAGTATATTTCTAAAGCTGTAATTCTCGCTGATGGTCAGGATGCAGAAGATCTAAGAGTTTATGTTGGTGCTTATTTGCCTGCAGGAACTTCAATGTATGTTTATGCTAGACTTCAGAACATTGCAGATACTGATGCTTTCACTTCAAAAGCATGGACACCGCTAACAACTAAAACTACGCTCGTTTCATCTAAAACAAATCTTCAAGATTTTATTGAATTTCAATATGATCTTCCAACAGTTCCAGCTAATCCTGGAGATAATTCAGCATGGCGTGATTCTGCAAATGTCAATAGCATTGTTTCATATACGAGCCCAACAGGCATCATTTATAATTCGTATAAAGCATTTGCTGTTAAGGTTGTTCTAATGTCTGAAGGATCTCATCTAGTACCTAGACTACAGGATGTCAGAGCAATAGCACTACAAATCTAATGAAATTAGTCAAAATCAAAGATGAGAAAACACTATTAAGAGACGAGAGTAACAAAGCTATTCTCGTCACGGATGCATCTAGCTTGCAACAATATAAAGCATCAAGAAATATGAAACTGAAAGCGCTTGAAGAACAACAACACATTGCTGCAGAGCAAGTAGTTATCAAGAAGGAACTATCTGACATTAAAGATTTATTAGCACAACTTATGGAAAAACTTAAATGATTTTTGAAATACATGCAGCAAAGCCTATACCTGGAAAAGGACCTAGGATTGCTAAATTTTATTATGACAACATGACTTCAGAACTTAAAAATTCTGAGGGAGCGCATATTATTGATCCAATGTCTAAAAAAGAAATTGAATGGACTACGGCACTTATCACGGACCCAAAGAATCCGCTTGGTAAGAACAGTACTAACATTCAAGACATTAAAATTCAAATGGGTCTTTCCTGTAACTATGGTTGCGAATATTGTTCACAGCGTTTCGTTCCTCATGCTGAAAATGGTAATCCAAAAGCAGTAGTTAAATTCATGAAGAATTTAGATCTCTGGTTGAAGAATGTGCCGAGAAAGTTTCAGTTTTGGGGCGGTGAACCTCTGGTATATTGGAAGACACTCAAACCACTTGCAACTGCACTTCGTGAAAAATTTCCTGGGGTTAAATTTGGTATGGTAACCAATGGTTCTTTGTTGACACCGGAAATCAATGAGTTTCTCGACACAATGAAATTTAGCATTGGCATGTCACACGATGGTCCTGGACAGATAGTAAGAGGTCCAGATCCATTTGATAATCCAGTACAGGCTGCAAACATTCGCGATCTTTGGAAACGTCTTGGTAAAGATCGAATGTCTATCAATGCTATGGTCCATCGTGAAAACATGGATCGTGCTGCAATCCAGAAGTTTTTTGCTGATTTCCTAGGTACAAATGATTTTAGTATCGGCGAAGGCGGATTTATCGACACTTATGATGCCGGTGGTGCTGCAAATGCCATTAATGGTAAGGCAGAACAGCTGGGATTCAGACGTCTTACTATGGAACAGACTAGAGAATCTCTGACTATGAATTTTTTGATTACTAAACAAAGAATCAAAGAATGGATAGATGCAATTTCAAGCCATCGTCCTGCATCTACTCTAATGCAAAAATGCAATATGGATAGACCTGATACGATGGCAGTAGATCTTAACGGAAATGTTCTGACCTGTCATAATACATCTGCAGTTGCAATTGCACCAAATGGCAAATCCCATAGAATTGGACATGTCTCCAAGATGGAAGACATTAAACTTACCACATCTACCCATTGGTCTCTTCGAAAAAACTGTCCAAAATGTCCGATGCTTCAGGCATGTAAGGGTGCCTGTATGTATCTTGAAGATGATCTGTGGGACAAATCTTGTGATAATTCATACAATGACCATCTTCCTTATTTTGCTGTTGCTTTTGAACTGATTACTGGAGGATATGTTCCATATCGAATTAATGCATCGCATTTGCCAGAGGAACGTCAAGATATTTGGGGATCCCTAAATGATCAGTCTATCGTTCCTAAAACCAGAACCGTTGAAACCAAATTGGCCGTATAAATAAAATAGAATCAAGAAAGAAGAATAATGGCTATACAAATTTCTACGGTATCTAATAATCAAAGCTTCTCGACATTGATCGAACGCTTCCGTCAGATGACGGAAATTACTTCTGCTAACACAGTAACAGCAGATGCTACCGCAGATGGATCTTTGACTAATGGAAACGTACAAGTTCGTGGCAATCTATTAGGTAATACTCTGATTGCTAACGGAAGTATTCGAGGCGGAAACAATTCTTCAAGCAATGTTCTGATCATTTCTTCAAATGCTATTTTTACTACTCCTTCTGGAGCAAACGTACTTGTAGTCTATTCTAACACTCTCTTTTCAAATGTTTTTCTAGTTCCTTCAAATATCACAGTCAATCCGTCTGGCAATACTCTTCTTAGTGGTCCAGTATTAAACATCAATGCCGTATCTACAAACATTACCTCGGTAAATCTTAACGGCAATACCTATTTTACTCAAACGGGTCCTCTCGTTATCAGAGCAAATGGTTCTGTTACGCTTGCTTCATTTATCACCAACACCGCTATTATTAGCGCAACCAATACTACTATTTTTGGTGCCAATCTTTATGTTACAGCAAACTCTACTCTTACTGGTAGATTGAATGTTACAGGAAACAGTGCATTTACTAATGCGGTGGTAACAAGCACTCTTTCTGTTAATACTCTTACTATCACTTCTGGTTCAGTAACCCTTCCAAATACTACGGTTGCTTCACTTACTACCGGTAGACTTACTGCAAGCGGTAACGTAGCAATCAGTGCAAATGGCGCAAATGTTTTCATTATAGATACGACCGGATTGAAGGCTTCCTTTGGTAATATCGTAATGGATCCTTCATCTACTATAACGGTCAATGGAACCATTACAGCAGATACATTCAGATTCCCTGATGGTGCTACCGTTCCTCGACCTGATGGTATTTCAACTATCTTGGCTGGAACTTCATCTGTAGCGGTTACTGGATCTAATCAAGTTGTTATAACTGCAGCTGGTCAAACGATTGGTATCATTGATAGATCAGCAAATAGTTATAACTTCTTTGGTGCTACTGTTAGAGCAAATACTTTTGTAGCCAATGTTAGCATTGTAACACCAACAATAAATTCTCCAGTAATTGCAACTCAAACGGTTACGATAAATGCACTTGCCCATTCAATTGCTACTAAGTTAATAACTGCAAATGCTGACGTTCAGACAGTTGATACTATGGTTGCAACGAGTAATCGTTGTGTAGATTGGACTGTAGTAATTGAAGATGCTTCGACTTCTTCATATCAAATGTCTAAACTGATGTCGGTACATGATGGTTCGTCTACTCAAACTACAGAATATGCTATTTTAACTACAAATAACAGTTTAGGTACTTTAACTACCGACTTAACCGGCGGTCAACTTCGTCTGCGATTAACTCCTACTACTTTTCCATTGACAATCAGACTATCTAGATTAGCAATTACTACAGCATAAATAGACTACGAGTAACATAAACACGAGGGACAACGAACCGTGGTCGATAAATCCTTTCTTGCTAAAAACGGACTTGCAATTGCAGGCTCTGAAACTTCTCTTTCCGGTAATACCCTTACTATCGGTAATTCCTCCGTAAATTCTTCCGTAAATGCTATTGCATTGTTTGTGGGCAATTCTTCAGTCAATGCGACGTTTAGAACTACCTCAATTTCGGTTGCTAACAGCACAAATACTGTTACCGTAACCCCGATTGCTATTACCGTAGGTACTACTACGGTCAATACGGCAGGTATCTCTTCCGGTATTATATCAATCAATACTACAGCAATTGGTGTAGGTGCAAACGTCGTAGCAAATACTACGACAGTATTTACAGGCAATTCGACTGTCAATACTACCGTTCTTCCTACTGG